GAGTAAGTGATGAGCTGCTTCATGGCCTTAGTTTGCGCTTGAGCAATTCGTAGGCTTCGCTCTCGATGTAGTTCTTGTAGGCGAGCGCGTCGAATGAATAGATTTCGGTTGCGTTGACTTCCTTGTATCCTTCATCCCATTCCGCTTTGCCTGCGATTGGATGCATGTGCTCAACAATAACGTGATCGAGATAGGTGAGCGCTCCTAAATCCTGGCCTAGTTTCTTCCAGAAATTGTCAAGATATAAATGCTTCATCTTTGGCGGAACTATTCCGTCGAGCGCTTTAACGATGTCGCTTGTCATCGCGATCATGGTTGGAAGTCGTTCCTTCTGCAGTAGGTCGTTGCCATAGGCCATCGACGGCCGCTTCTGCATTGCCTGGATTAGAAGGTCATCCCATCCGGCTGTGCGTGGGCGGTGGTCGTCGCCGAGGAAGGCGAAGTATTTATATTCGCCCTTCTTTACGATTGCGCTGGCTGCCTTGTTTATTGGGTAAGCCATCCCCCGGGTTTCGTTCTCGATCGTCATGCATTTGTCTTTGCCTACTTCGTATTCGTAGGCATCGTGCTCTGAATCGTTTGCATCAATGATGAAGAGGATATCTGAATGTGTTGAAAGACTGTCGTGCTCTACCAATAATTCGACTGCGTTGCGTGGGCGTCCTCTGGTTGGTACGAGGATAATCATTTCGTTCATTGGTTTGTCGCAATCTCGCCGGCGATGCTGGCGTAGGCCGCTAAATCCACAAAGGAGTCTTCTGTCTCTGTCTGCATCAAACGTGCCACTTTAACTAGCGCCATGCATATCGCTACTTGCTGTGGAGTTATCTGTTGCTCGAGATATGTCGTCCATAAGTCTGCGATTCTGCAGTGGTTGGTTCTTGGATCGCCGTAGATGTTCTGACGGTCTTTGGCTGTGAGTCGCGCTGCTTCTTGAAGAATTTCCCCCCGATTCATTTACTACTTTGCTCCGCGTCCGAACTCGGTTGCTTTAGGATCTATCGCCTTCAAGATTGGGCCGGCGACTGCTGCGATTCCTGCTGCAAGGTATTCCTTGAGTGGGCGGTTTGGATCTGCAAGATAAAGAGCTGCGATTGCGGCTGCTGCTGCTCGCAGGTAAGTCATTGAAATTGCTTCGAGCTGTGTCTTATTCATTTACAATCTCCTTAAATTTAGGGCGGCCAAATCCTACGATAAATACTGGCAGAGATGGTTGAACCTTGCCGCGATTCTTCTTCTTGTATGCGCGTATCTTCTGGCAAACTTCGCCGCCGTTGCGCTGGTCGCCCTTCTTGTCCGGGCTGGTATTGCCTTCAATTGTGGTTACTGTGCCGTTGCCGTTATTGCTGATCACGATTCCAACGTGTGAAATGCGATCGAGCGCGTCTCCTGGGAAGTCAAAGAAGACGATATCTCCTGGCTGTGGATCTGCTGCTTGCGGAAGTGTCCAGGCGTTCTTATCCATGAACGCTGTGGCTCCTGCTGGCGTGTATGTGCAATTTGGGATCTTGATTCCTGCCTGCTTTGCGCACCAGTTCACGAAGGCTCCGCACCAGGGCTGCTTTGCCTTCTGATATTTTGTTTCGTTATCTTGAGGCCCTTCGATGTAGCCGAGTTCTGCTTTTGCTACTTCGATAAACTTGTCGAGTTGGTTCATTTCCTGCCCCCTCTTGGTTTGTTATTTTCTAAGAGTAGGCTATAAATCTCGTCCACTCTGCTTTCGACTCTTGAAATTCTATCGCTTACCGAGCTGCCGCCATTGGGTTTTAATTCGGCCAGATAATGCTTGACGAGCCATCTGGTTATTGCTGCAAAGGCTCCAGCAATCGTGATAATTGAAACCGTAAGCGCTGCGTAATCTTGCGCTGTCATTTGCCTATTGCCATGACATTCATGATGACGGTTCCTGTAGTCGTAATCGCCCAGATTCCGTTTGCCTTGTTCTCGATTGCAATCTTGTCGCCGTTATCCATCCGGTATCCGGTGCTGGTAGTCACGTCGCTGTTTCCTAAGTAGCAAGTTCCACTCACGCTGTGTAAGTAGACCATTTCGGATTCTTGCGTCGCGTCAACGAGCGCCGTTGCTGCTGTGGTTACGGTGACTTGCCGGGTGCTGATTCCCACTGATCTCTCCTGGTTTCTTCTGGATCCCCGATGCTTCTACTTGATCTACGGCATCGTCAATCGTCCGGGTTGGTTCCCGGGTGCAATTGCCTTCTTGGTATGCCATTAAAGGACGAGCGTGTCTGCTTCTTCTGCCGTCAAAGGCTGGCCTGCGACGAGCTTCGCCTTCGCCGATGCCTTGAGCGCAGCAAGAGCATCGGCCGCTGCCTCACGTGCTACGCGATCCCCTTCGGCTGCTACTGCATCTGCTTCCATCTGTGCAACCTCAGCATCGGTGAGTTCAATGATTGACTCAACGCCTGTCTCGCAGTTGATTTCGATTCGTGTTGGATTAGGCATTTTTTACTCCATATAGGTAGAAGGTGCTGTATTGGGCAAAAGATACTGCTGCTGTTTCTGTTGTAAAAGTGAGGTCTGTAATTGCCGCTGTGCTGGATACAAGGTAAGCAATGAGGTTCATGTATTCAGTCGTTGCGTTTGTCTCTGCTGCGGTGTCAATCGAAACTGATTTATTCGCTGACCCTGCATAATTAGGGATATAGATAGAACTTGTCGAAAAGGTTGATGCTGTCGAACTACTGCCGTTAGCAATAGCAACTCGGACTGCGCTATCAACGCCAGACTGGGTGAATGAAGATGCTGCTGCGCCATTGCCTTCTACTGCTCGCTGCGAGTAGATTGAAGAAGTAAGTGCGTTCATCTTCATAAAGATTGAGTTGGCTACCGCTGCACCTGCCGTGGTTCTTGCAGAGATTACAACCTGAAGGTCTGTGTAAGTGCTAGGAATCGAAGTAAATGCAACTGAAACAGCACCGCCAACTCCAACGGTATTTGACGAGATAAGTTCAAAGGTATTAGCCATTATGCCGCCGCAATTCCGTATAGGGTAAAGGTAGAGCCAGCCGAAATAGTTGCAGAAGTTTCATTGTAAATCGTGATTGAAGTGACTGCAGCAGTATTGCGCCAGAGTGAAACAGAAGCCCAGACTAAAGCCGCTGAGTTATTACCACGCCCTAAGACTGTCTTATAGGTGGTGCTGTTTGAATAGTTCTGCACTTGACCGATTGAGTTTGTGATATTACCTGACGCACTACGTCCGAATTGTGCGCCTGTTGTGCTTGTTTGTCTGCCACTTGCTGCAGAAGAACCATCGCCATAAATAAAAGTTGTTGAGTAGTTAGAAGCAGTGTCGCTGTTAAACTGCATACGCAAGCCATTGTCACCACTTGCTGCGTTTTGCACGCTACACACAACCACGATGTCTGTGTAAGTTCCAGCAATAGATGAGAAAGTTACAGAAGTAGTTGAACCGCTTGCAGTAGTAGTAGCAATCGGGGTATAAGTTGATCCTGCTGCCATTTGTTATGCCCCCTTAATTCCGTATAGCGCGAATGATGAGTATTGCTTGAAATTGGCAGTTCCGTTAATACTGGTCAAATCTATTTGAGTAATGGCAGAAGTAGAACGCCAGTTTCCAGAACCAAGATAAATCTCACCGCCGCCGTTGTTATCATAACCACCAAGATAACGAACTGTTTTATATTTATTTGTATTCTGATAATCAAGAATGTCAATAACTATCGCACCAAATACGTTTGCTCCTGCTGTATTACCTGAAATGCGCTGCGTGGCTATATTTGAAGTGCTTGCCGAACCGCTTGAATATGCCGAAGCCCCGTCACCGTCTAGATCGTGATATGAATAATTTGCCGCAGTATCGCTGTTGAAGTTTAACAACACGTTAGAGGCTGGGTTTCCTGCTCTGTCTGTTCTTGCTAATAAACGAATTTGTAAATGCTTGTAAGTGCTGGGAATAGAGGTAAATGAGATAGTCAGCTGATTTGCACCAAGCGTTGTAGTTGCAATAGACGCATAGGAGTTGGTTACTGCTTTGCTTCCACTGATTGAACTAGCAATAATGCCTAGAATTGGAGTCATTATGCGAGATCGCCAACCACTAACCAAGAATTTGCTGCGAGCTTAATTGCACTTGCGGCGCTATTGACCACTCTCAACTTGGGGGTCGCACTGGTGGCTCCTGTTGAAATCACAGTAGTCGTTCCTGGCGTTGTCGCGCCGATAGTTGGCTGACCTGCTCCTGTAATCCATACGAAGGAAATCTCTGTGCCAATTGCAAAGTTGAAAGTGGCATCTGTAGGGATGTTGAACTGCTGCGTTGCAGCATTGTTCATAGAGAATAGGTAGCCTTCATCGCCACTTGCAATGGTATAGGCAGCAGTCTTTGCTGAATAACCATTAGAAATTTTTGGAGTAGTGATAACAGGGGAAGTGAGTGTCTTATTTGTGAGCGTATCTGTAGTCGCTCGACCAACCAAAGTATCTGTTGAAGTAGGCAATGTGAGCGTGCCTGTGTTGCTAATTGAAGAAATGATTGGCGCTGTGAGTGTCTTATTGGTAAGTGTCTGAGCAGTTGTCTTATCCACTGTGGTTGCAGTATCAATGGCAAGTGAAACTGATCCGCTTGTGCCACCACCTGAAAGACCTGTACCGGCAGTTACGGCTGTGATGTCACCTGGGTTTGAGATTGAAACCCAAGAAGAGCCGTCATAGTATTCAGTTGCATTTGTGTCATCAAGGTATGAAAACATACCTTCGGCAAGTACGCCTGAAAGAGCAGTGGTTCGAGCTGAGGCACTAGCAAATCTCATAATTGTTTGTTGCATCAAGTAGCCATCAACTTGAGCCGATGTAAGCACCTGACCTACAGTGAAATCCTTGAACCCTAGACCTGCCATTTTTGCTCCTTATTTAGTAGGACAACACCGCGTTAGCGTTGTCCAGCGTTCCCTGTGTTGTTGAATCTAAAATAAATGCTTGAATCAAAGGCTCGGATGTATAGATAGTAGTATTCCATATTTTAGGCGTAATTTCGTGGGCTACTCCTTGGCAGAATAGCTCGCGTGTTACTACTGATCCACCTGGCATTTGCTTGGTGATATTGAGAAGGTCAAAAATCTCCATCCCAAGCCCTGCCTTAATGCGGTTGTTGGCGTTGGAGTTGGTATCAAATAGATTCAAGGTCATCGA